GAACTCTATTAGCAGCACTTTCCACGCCAGGTGGTAGAGGTATACCAAATTTCTGAGATAGTTTATACAACTCATTTAGTGCGCCTCTACTTAGCATGCCTGGGACATTATAATCTGGATTATTTATCCATGCAGCTGCGTCATCAGCTGTAGTTGGTGCAAAAGCAAATGCTAGTGGTTGCCATCTTTTAAATGCCATATTAACCGTCACTGTTTGAAAACTATTTCCATTTTCCATACTATAACTTATTGGGCCAACAGACTTTGGATATACTTCCTCTAACTGTACTGCTACTGCAGCTTTTTCATTTTGATCGCATTGATATATAACCATTGTACCAATATAATCTTTATAATAGTTTAAGTCGTATGTACTTGGATTAACTACTGTATCTTGCCAAGCGTTAAAGAATGTTCTGACTCTATGATCAACATCTAAAATATATGTCACTTCAATATCTTCTGCAAAACTAACACCATTTGCCATTTCGTAAGAAGGCCCATATGCATTGTCATTAGGAGTTGTTGTTATATTTTTGCCTGGCATTGTAACACTCTGAACTCGTAGAGACATTTCATTTTTAACCAAGTTATCAAACTCACTAAGCCCGCCAGGCACCAAAGTAAATTCTACATCAAATTGATTTGGTTTTGCAACACCTTTTCTGAATGTTGTTTGGAATGATTGTATTTTACTACCCATTATCGTGTCATCCTTCTAGAATCGGAATATACCTTACCTTCACTCGCCTTGACAAACTTTTGTACTGGTAACAATACTGCTGTCATCATTTCATCTGCGTCAATCACTCTGAAGGGTGACTTGACATGATCGAATAGGTATCTTTTTACTGTAGGTTTAACCAATGGATTTCTTTTAATTCGATTCCATGTTAAACGGATTTTTGTCTTATCGTTCATATTGTTATCAGACGCATATTCTGATATCACATTCAATAGTTTCACTCTCATAGGGATAGATAGGTAGTGGAAGTTTAATCCAATAAATCCACCTTCTGCAACCTCAATGGGCATGATAAGAGGGAACCTGTCATAATATGGTAAAGTCGATTTATACTTAGGGTCATATAGATAGAAGTTCATCTTACCAAACATGGGTGATGCCCTAACTTTACCTTCCGAAATTAGTGCTCTTGGTGCTGGTGTTCCCAGCTCACGAATCTGATTTCTGAACCATCTTATAGATCGTTCATTCCCACCACTTCGTTCTAATATTTCATCAAAATACGTCATACTTCTATTTATACGTTTTAACCTACATGATCTTCAGTAAGTATCTTAAATTCCATGTTTCTATCACTACACCATTCGATTGCTGCATTCCACTTTGCTTCATTGACGCCCCATGTACGGACTTCATTAATGAACCTTTTAGTTTTTCTTTTTGGGGTTTTGGGTGGGCCACATTGTATCTTAGGTTTGACTTCAATTATCATCTTTTTGATGGTTTTATCTTTTTGTCTAACTTTTATATAGAAATCTGGGAAATACCGATGCATTCTGCCGTCTAGGGGAGATATATATGGTATGATAACTTCTTCACTACCCCACTCTAATATCTCTTTAGTGTTGTCACAATACACCATAAATCTACGCTCCCACAAAGAACGATACACAATCTTATTGACATCACCACGATATTTTGTTATATTAGTTGGTATGTATTTTCCACTATATGCCATGACAAACCTTATAAATACTTATATGAAACTTTATAGGAGTATTTAGACATGCCAGCATACGGAACATTTATTGGCCCCAACGAAAATTATATCGGCAGTATTGCAAACAACACTGGCACGTTAGAATATGGAAGAAATAATGGGCATGGTGGTTCTCACTATGTAAGATTCAATGCTAGAGTTCAAACAGGCGCTAATTCGTATCTAGCGGGCGGCGCATACAATGAAGAACCCAATAACAGTCAACAAAATTTAACTGTCACAAGAGCTCCTACAAGACAATCAAAAGGACATGTAATACTATATCTTCCTGCTCAAATTAGCGTGTCTCAAAAAGCAAACTTTGGAGAACCAGAAATTGGTGGACTAGTTGCTGGTGGACTTGCGGCAGTAAAAAACTTTACTGGAGCTAATTCAGAAAGTGGTAAAGCTGCTATCAATGCTGTTAAGGATCAATTTGGACAGAATATTGGAGAGGCGGTAGTCAAGAGGACTTGGAAACTTGGGCGAAGGCCTTGGTGCAACAGGTGCTGCAAGTGTAACTTCTATTGCTACTGGAAGAACAGTTAATAATAATACTGAATTGATGTTTGAGGGTGTAGATAGACGTTCCTTTTCATTCACGTTTAGACTACTTCCACATGATGCTGCAGAAGCAGCAACAATTCAAGAAATTGTTAAGTCATTCAGATTCCATATGATGCCCCATTTACCGAATAAAGCACAATTTGGACGTACCTTGGTAGCTCCATCTACATACAATATTACATATTCACATCAAGCAGAATTGCACAGAATTTCAGAATGTATTTTAGAGAGTGTTGATGTTAAATATGGTGGAGAACGTCCACAATTTTTTCACGACAATCGCCCGACAGAAACAGAACTAACCTTACAGTTTAAAGAACTAGAGATTATGACAAAGAAACGTATAGAGGCAGGATTCTAATGTATTTCACACACTTCCCAAAAATTGACTACGATGTAAATGGTGATGGTGTAACAACCAAAATGACAGATATCACTCGTAGATCAAGAATATCTGAACAAAGTATTATCTATGCTGCATCATATGATTACTATGATGTTGGTGATGGAGAGAAACCAGAAGACATTGCACACAGGTATTATAACGATGCAACTCTTCATTGGGTTGTTCTGATGGTTAACAATATACAAGATGTGTATAAAGACTGGCCCATGTCAGTGACTAGACTTGAAAGATATGTGAAGTCTAAATATGATAACATAGATGATATTCATCACTATGAAATATATCAAGACTCAGGAGACACCACAGTCACGATAGAATTACCAAACGATCCTGCTACTACAATTCCAGTTGATGCAACAGCAATTACTAATTCTGAATATGAAGAAGCAGAACTGGAAAAGAAAAGAAGAATCAGACTCATTCGTCCACAGTTTGTTGACCAATTAAAAGAAGAATTTAGAAAATCCATTAGGGCTTAAGAATGAAACTCAATTACCCAGGCGAGTACATTATTGAGAAGTGTAGTATTTCTGCAACAAGCGGCAGAACTATTGATGTTTCCTCTTTGATTGCGTCAATTAATATTTTTGAAGATATATTTAGAACTTCTATCACTGGAGACATCTCTCTGGTGGACACAAACAACCTACTTACATCTCTTCCTATCATTGGACAAGAGAAGTTGTTGTTAAAACTAAGTACTCCACAATCTACTGTTGCAGATAGAAACAGATCATTAGACTTTACAGAATATCCATTGTACATCTACAAAGTGGATGCTGCTGCTCGTGTTAATGAAGGTACAGATGCATATACCCTTTCCTTTACAACTGCTGAAGCAATTCGTAGTAACAGAATTAGAGTAAGTCAAGCGTTTGAAGGAGAACCAGCTGTTGATATCGTTCAGAAGATCATCAGAGATGAAGACTTATTGAATTCTAAAAAAGAATTCTATTATGAAGAGACAGCAAACAATTACAAGTTTGTATCTCCAAATATGCGTCCACTTGATTTTATAAACGCCATCACAAAAAGAAGTCTATCTGCAAAGTATAATTTTGCCCCTACATTTGTATTTTATGAGACATGTAAAGGATTTTTCTTTAGATCAATAGATAGTATGATGGACAGGAAGAATGTCAGGGCAGTATTTTTAGAAGATACGCCTAACTTAGAAAATACAGATGTGTCAAGAATGATGATGAGTATGATTGACTATAACATTGTCAGTTCTACTAATGTAATGTCAAACATGCGAAAAGGTATGTATGCATCTAACCTTCTAATGATTGATTTAGTTAATAAGACTGTAGAAAACTTTAACTACAACTACTTTGATAGTTTTGAAGAGGGTGAAAAGGAAGATGTGCATATTGACGAACATGCTTCATCATATGCCTCTGATTCTAAACCATTGGCATCTGAATGTAAGGATGACTTTGGTAATTTTCTAGTAGACTACGACCAATCTGCAACTTACATGCAAGCAGTTGACAGAGACCAACCTGGCGGGCTGTATTCAGTACGACATACAGGTACATTTGATTATACAGGCACAGACAGTTGGTTGCAAAGACGTAAAGGTAGATTTGCAGCGATGGATGCTGCAATCACATTAAATATCACAGTGCATGGGCAGACTTCGTTCTCTGCCGGTGACTTGATTGGTATTAACCTACAAAACAAAAATCCCCAAGTTGCCGACCAAGGCGCAGGCGATCCATATTATAGTGGTAGGTATCTCATTACCAAACTGAGACATAAGTTTACTCAGGGTGATGGACAGTCTAAACATACCTGTCACATGCAAGTTGTTCGTGATACGGTTACACAAGCGTATCCAGCAAACGGTGTATCTGTCTTTGACGGTGGAACATCAGTAGATCAATTAATTCCATTGGGTGAGGAAGATCCGAACCCATCATTATACTAAGGAGGGCCAATTTACAACTCATTTCGTTATGATTAACATTAACCAAAGAACGAGGTAACATATGACCACTAAACTCAAAAACAGACTTAATAAGATGAAATTTCAAAAGAGACTGAACCGTAGGGTTGAAATTGAGGACACAGGGGATGATAAATACTATGAGGAAATATACTCAAACAAAATTCGAGAGTTGTTAGGACAAAAAAATGAAGACATTTCAAGACATGCAAGAGGGAGTTTACGACCCCAACATATTTAAAGCGATATTCCTAGCTGGTGGCCCAGGCAGTGGTAAGTCATACGTTGTTCGTAAGACAACTGGTGGATTAGGTATGAAAATCGTAAATAGTGACGATATCTATGAAAAGATGTTGAAGGATGCTGGACTAGAACCAACACCAGAAGACATCTTCTCAGACAAGGGACAAGAGATTCGTGTACGAGCAAAGAAAACCACAAAAGTAAAACAAGGTGGGTTTTTAAACGGTAGACTAGGTGTCATCATTGATGGTACTGGTAAAGACTACGATAAGATTGCTAAACAAGTACAGTCTTTCAAAGGACTTGGATATGAGTGCTCTATGATTTTCGTAAACACTTCACTAGATACTGCACAAGAACGCAATCAGATGCGTCAGCGTACTCTGCCTGAGAAACAGGTTGCACAGATGTGGAATGAAGTACAAAGAAATATAGGGAAATTCCAATCACTATTTGGTTCTAGTGACTTTATCATTGTGGACAACAATGATGCTGGCGAAGACGTATTCGCCAAGGTATGGAAACGAATAATGAAGCTGGTTAAGAAAAAGGTGTCAAATACCATTGCAAAACGATGGATTACACAAGAATTAGAGAAGAAAAAACGATAAATTTCTAATTATTTTAAAAAAACTTTTAAGTCCTTGTTTTGCAAGGACTTTTTTTTCATCTTTTTTTCAAAAAAGACTTGACATTTGTTCTCATAACAGGTATACTATATGTATAGTTGATAATAAAGAGAGAGAAAAAGATATGACACCATTTAATAAAGAAGAATTCACTTGGGACGGTATGTATCTGATGTATCGTGGACGCCACACTAAGTCTGTAAATATGGAAGTGGCTCGTCCTAACTGTCATCCATCTTGGATTGGACTACCCCAACCTACATTTATCGCAAGATTTAAGTATGGGTATAAACCTTGGAAGGCTTGGGTGAACTTCTTGGTAAAGAACTGTAGTGTTGAACAGTACATTGAACTCCAAGAAAATGCCTCGCCTGTTTATGCAATGGAACAACTTGGTTACAAGGGGAAGAAATAATGGTGAAATCAATCACAATGTCAGAATTGACACAATTGCAGAAAGACTATGAGTCTGCTGTAGAAAAGAAACAAGAGTGGATTATTCAGGCGATGGATATCGTCTTTGAGAAAATCGACTTGGGTAAAATTTTAATAAGAGAGGAAAAATAATGAAAGAATTATTGATAATAATGGCCCTGATGGGTGCGAGTGAGGAAGAATCGAAACAGAAAGTTGTACAGTCGCAAATTCCTTCAACAATAACAAGTGAACATGTAGATGTGGATACAACATTTATTCATACAAGACCAATGCAATGTTGGACTACAAATGTCTATCACAGTAACGGTTCAGTAACACCAAAGGTACAATGCCAATGACAGTATATTTAGATATGGATGGAGTCCTTGCAGACTTCTTTAAGGGTTTGGAACAGTTCTACAATGTTAAACATTGGAAACAAATCCAAGATAAAGAGAAATCAATCCAAGCGCTTGCTGGAACTGATTTCTTTAACACACTAGATGTTTTCGAAACATCTCAGGAACTAGTTAACTTTGTTAAGTCAACTGGTGATTGGGGTATTTGTTCTTCACCTCTAAGGGGTGACAGGGACAACTCTGCATACTGGAAAAGAGTATGGTTGACAGAGAAACAGTTCTTGCCTGAGGTGGATAAGTTGATATTCACAGGACAGAAAGAGAACTTTGCTGTCGATAAGATTGACGGTAAACCTAACATCCTAGTGGATGATAAACCATCTAACATTAAGAGATGGAATGAAGCTGGTGGTATCGGTATCAGATATCAAGCCAATGAAGATGACTTAGTAGAGTATTTGTTTGAAGAA